CTTAGCAACTTCTTGCTTAACTCTTGAAACAATCGCTGCTTCAAAAATTGTTGTTGCTTTAGCTTTAAATTCTTCAGAAAGATCTTCACCGTTAACTAATGCATCAACGTCTTCTTTAACGTCAACAATCATTTCGTCTTCAGCTTCAACTTCTTCTTTCTTCATTTTCTTATATGATTCTTTTTTAACTTTGACTTCGTCTTCATCATCTTCGTCGTCATCGTCTTCATCATCACAATCTTTTTCTTCTTTAACTGCTTTAGCTTTATCACCTTGAGGGTTTTTATCTACAGCATTTTTCTTGTTGTTTGCTTCATCTTCCTTTTTAGAAGGTTTGAGTTCTTCCTCATTCACTTCTTCGGTTTCTTCAGCAACAACGTCTTCTGCTTGATCCTCTAGGATGTCTTCAGCTGCTTCAGCTTCGTCTAATTTAGACTCTGCTAATATTTCAGCAATCTTTTGTTCGATAGACATATGTATCTCCTAAAATTTAATTATCTTATTAAGATATTAATATTATTTATAATTTACTTAATTTTGTTGAGGAAATCTGCAAATAGTTTGAGTTTCGCCTCATTAAGATTCTTACTAGAAGTTTTACGAATAATACGCTGGGCCTCTAGCAAATCTCTTTCCACAAATTTTCCATCGACCATAACCCATTCTTTAGACTCCATCACACCTTCAACAAACGCATTAGGCGCAGATGGATCAGCAACTATATCAGCAGCTGTTGCTAAAGTAAAATCGTCTTGAACCATTGAAACACCACCTTTTTGAGCTAATGATCCCATACCTCTAGATGAAACACCAAGTGTTGCACCTTCATCGATAAGACTCTTAACAATTTTTCCATAAGGAGTATCCATGATTTTAGCTTTTCCGATAAAGTTATCACCATCTCGTTTAAGCTCTTTGATCATATGTGATACACGATCTAGATTAATTGTTGGAGAATCAGGATGTCCTAACTCACCGAATGCGCGGTTTTTAGTCACGTATTCTTCATTGTAGCGTTTAATTTCTTTATCCAAAATTTCTGTTGGATAAACTCGTCCGTTACGATTCTTTAAATTTGATTGAAGGAATATGCCCTCAATAAAATATTCTTTACCTTTACCTAGTTTCTCTTCAACTAGATACTTAACCTCTTCGGTATGTTCTTTAATTAGTTTCATTTACTTAGCTCCCTACAGCTGTGACGTCATCATAGATGCCAAACTGTGCTGTTTCTACTTTGTTAGCATAACCACCAACTTTACGTAGTGTTAAATAAACTGCTACTGTGCCAGTTACAGTTACTGTAATATCTTCAGTATTTGCTGTTGTATCAGAGTATCCGGCACCAAATTCTAAAGCATCACTACCTGTTGCATCAAATGTTAATACACCTGTAGTATTTCTTGTAATAGCTACTGTTGATGCATCAGTTCCTGCCCATTCAACTTTATTAATATTAACAGTTTGTGTTTCACCAGATAATGCTTGTGTTGCAGGAATTAATGTTGATAGATCAATAGTTCCATTATCATTAGATCCATACATCTTTACTACAACTTCAGTATCATTCATTTTTAATATCTGTGGTGATATTGCCATTTATTATTCTCCGATTTGCTTTAATACTTGTATAAAATTATCTTTAGTTTGTCTCATATGATCTACAACGTCTGTATGAGCTTGAAACAAATCTTTTAATTTTTCGTGTGTGTTATAACTGATTGCAACAGTACTATCATCTTCAAGTCTATAGTCTATTTTGCCTTCAACCAAAGTGTCTAGTTTATTAAGTTTTCTTATATCCTCAACAACAGGATCTAATGTAAAAAGTTTAGAAGAAGCTAAATCGATATATGATTCTATTAATGTATCTGTAACTTTAACGTCATGATATTTTTGTATTATATCTGCTATTTTATTTTCAGATAGTTCTTCGTATATCTCTGTTTTAATTTGCTTTTCTAATTTTACTGTTTTGTATTGTTGCTTAATATAGTTTCTAGCTTCTTCTAACTCAGTAAACTTTGTTTTTACACTACCAATAAACACAGTGCCATCTTCATCTTTTTGTATAAGATGATCATAGCATCGAAGCTGTTCAGTTATCTTCTTGCCTGATAACTTTTTTCTGAACTGATTAAAATACATTAAACTTCCTGTTCGTCAGTTTCTACATCAGGCACCGGAGTATCCGCAGTATCCTGAACCTCTATATCTAATTCATCTTCTGTGTCTACAACGTCTTCTACATCTGCTGATTCTAGATCTAATTCTGTATCATCTTCTGATGATAGATCTTCTACGTCTGCAGACTTAAACATATTTTGTGCAACATCTTGTCTCATTACATCTAATCGATCTGAAACTCTTGCTGACATTTCTTTATTAAATGCGTTATCAATTGCAACTGAATCACCGCCTTGAATTGCATCTATAATATCATTTACACCGCTCATTGTTGTTCTCCTTGTTCACTGTCATCTGGCTGCTCTTGATCATCTTGATCTTGAGCCTGGCCACTTCTTGCTGCATCGTGCTGGGCTTGGAACTCAGCATCCTTTATCATCATCTCTCTCTCATCTTCAATCTGACCATCAATTTCTTTAATTTCATCTTCAGATTGTTTCAGTATGAATCTTCTTACATATTCTTGTGAATAATACTTACCAACATATTGATCTAATTGTTGAAGTACATTCAAACGATTCATCATAATATCAGTATCTCTTAATTCAGCAAAGTTATTATCTTCTTGATAGTCAAATCGAACATCTTGTTCAATAGTAGTCCAATCATCAAGACTAATAATACCTTTAAGTACTAATTGCATCTTTAAAGTTTCTGCAAATAGTACAGAGAACCGTTTTCTTAATCTCTCTATAAATTTGTTAAACTTAACTTCGTCTCGTGTAATCTCACTTGAACGACCTAAACTAAATCCTTGTGAAGGCTGTAGTCTTGATACAGGTACATTCAATGCTTGATACAATTTAGTTTGGAAATAATTAATATCAGCAATATCTCCTAAACCTTGGCCACCAGGTAGTGTAGTAATTTCTGTACCTTTACCACCTTCTCTACGAGGCATCCAAAAATCTTCCATCATACTAAGATGTTTTTTATCATCTCGTATTTCACCGGTTGTTGCATCATAAACAATTTTATTTCTAAACTTATTCATAATATCGTTAACATATTGTTCAGCCTTCATCTTAGGAAGGTTACCTACGTCAACATAGAACACTCTTCTTTCAGGTGCTCGTGAAACTCGATAGATGACTACAGCATCTTCGATCATTTTTAATTGGTTTACAGGTTTAATTGCTTTATGCAAATGACCTAACATCATTGTTGTGTTACGGTCCATTAAACCAGATGGTGCGTATACAACGGAATCTAAACTAAGTTTAACACCTTGTGTTGTATTCTCATTGATTCCTTTGTCATGGTAAATATAATATTCTTCTACATTTACGACAACTTCTACATTTTTTTCATTCTTTTTCTTTGTAACATTTTTGATCTTACGAATTTTACGTGGATCAATATATCTTACTTCTGCAATCCCTTTTTTAGGATTGTTATTGTCTAGTAATATATGATAGTAAAGTCTACCATCAACATACCATGATCTAAACATGTCATGGCCTTTAGAGCCAAAGTGATAGAGTTTTAATACATTTTCAAACTCATCACGTATTTTATTTTTAATACCTTCAGATAATTCTACATCATCTAGTACAATATCAATAGGTGATTCATCACTGTTTGCAGTAATAGCTTCATTGACAATATCTTCAATTGCACTATCACAATCAGAGTATTGAGCAACCTGTCTGTATCTTCGTATGAGGTCATTCTCAGTCTTGATGGTACCTTCTAAATCTAATGTAGCGCCGTAATAAGCAGCAGTATTAGATGATATAAGGGTAGAGCCATCATCAACCGCAGGGGCTACTACGGCCCCTTTAGGTTGCTGTTCTTTTTTCCTCTTTATCTCAAAGCCGAATATATCCATAATATACCTTTTATAATAAAAACACTACTAGAATGGTAATGGGAATGTACCGATAGGTGTATCCACACTAACGTTAACACCAAATCCAGAACCACCATCGGTTGTATTAGATGTCCAGTAGTTGTATGTCCATTCAATATCAAACATTTCGATAACGTTATTTGTTTCGTAATCTAACTGAATTGGACTAATTACAGTTGGATATGCGTCTCTAAATGTATATGATTTAATTGCAGCACCATTTCTATCTAATTGAGTTACTAATAAGTCAACTTGATAATCGCCTGGGTTTGTTCTACCGTTTGTTGCTGTGTGGTTCATAATACCGTCTGACCAACGCTCTAGAGCATTACGTACAGCGAATGTGGTATCATTATACACAGATACCGTCCATGGTGCAAATGTTCTTTCGCCTGCAAAGTTAACTTGACGGCCTCTATAGAAAACAGGTGTGTTATCTATAGTTGATTGTGGTAATTGCGCAGCTTTACACATGAACTGCGCATTAATTCCAACCAAAGTGCCGGCAGTAACAAAGTTAGGAAAGGACAGATCCACTCGGAACTGGTTGGCGCGAGCGCCTCCACCAATCATCTGAGCTTTAAAATCACTTAAATTTGCCATTTTTGATTTCCTTTATTATTCTTTATTATTTATATGTTACGCACCAATTTCTTCAAAACTTACTTCACTTCGTGCAGCAATGAAGTTGAGTGAGATGAAGTTGATTGAGCGATTAGGTTTAATAAAGATATCGGCAACAAACTCGTTACGATCGATAACTTCACCAGTATTGTTTGTATCATCACATTTAACTCTGAAGTCAACAATACCTCTTCGACCTTGTACATCTCGTAAGAATGGTTCAACTAAGTTCTTAAATTGTGCTCTTGTAAATGAATCGTTAAATTCAAATAACTGATAACGAGCAGCAATTGCAATAGCTTTTTCAAGAACAATGAACAATCTACGAACGTTAATTCTATCAAATGCACTTGGTTTAGCAAGAAGAGTTTTATCACCAAATAGAACAGTACCTTCACCAGGGAATGTTACAACTGGGTTAATACCTGCTTTATAAAGTGTATCTCTTTCAACTTTACCAGGGTTAACAGCAAGTTTAACAACGTTCTTAATTTGACCGCGATTTAAACCAGCTGGTGACCACCATGCATCGTTTGTATAATCTGTTCTAGCAGCAAGACCAGCGATATCACCGTTAAGTGGAACCCAACGATATGTATCATTGTATCTGTCATACTGATATTTATATCCAGAATCAAGAACAGCATATGAAGAAGATGGTAATTCATTTCTAAATGCTACTAATGCATTAGCTGCATCAGAACCACTACCAACAATAATATCTTCAGATGTTGCATTGATTGGTGATATGAAAGCTACACAGTCTTTTCTTACTTCAGCAACATTACTAATAATGAAGTCTGCAGTTTCATGTGGTGTTCTACCACCTAAGACTAATGAAATATCATATAAATCAGCATTTGCAAATGCAGCAAAAGCTGTTTGAATATTACCTTGTGTAGGATTAATATCTAATGTACCACCAGTTAATGATATTGTTTGTGCATCAGATAAGTCTTTAAAGCCTTTATTTGGCTCTGTTTCAGCACCAATATCAAGTAATGCTGCTGTATCTGTAATTGTTGATGCGTTTGTCGTACTTGTTGCTGCAACCTGTGTAGTATGATCCATCCACCAAATATAACGTGATTGAGCATTAATTACTGTTTTATAGTAATTATTAGATCCATCTGTCTTTTTAGCATCAGCAGCTTTAGAAACAAAAGCAAATTTTTCTATAACAACGCCTGGAGTACCAGTAATATCGCCGTCTTCGTCAACAACAACAATATGCATTTCGTCGCCTTGTGAACCTTTACCTGCCACATATTCTGAAGTACCTGGTTGTGTATCGAATTCATCTTTATATGCCCATGTACCATATGTTGTATAGTCAGCCATAGAAACTTTAAGTGAGTTACCTAGTGTTCCTGGATATTTAGCTGCCCATGGACCAATAATACCACCACCATTTACATAGTAGTTAATGTAGTCATCAGTATTTTTAATTTTAAACCCAGTAAATTCTAAAGTCATTGTAGCTGTTGCAGATGTACCTGAAGAAGCCTCAATTGTAATAAGTGCATTATCAGCAACGCCTGTATCAGGGTCTAATAGATAACCACTACCTGGATTAGTAATAGTAATAGATGTTACAGCACCAGTTTGTTCATCAATTTCTGCTACAGCAGTAGCTTGTGTACCACCACTAATATCTGGTGCAGAAATAGTTACTGCAGGAGCAGTAGTATATGAATCACCAGCTTCAGTAATTGTAATAGAAGCT